TTCATCTGCTAACAATATTGTAGTTGATGTAATCCAAAACTTATCATAATTCACTTTCGAGTGTTACGGAGAAAAATGAATGAGCGTTCCAGGTAACTTATATACACCGACAATCCGCAAGACTCGTTTTGCCGGCTACATCATCGAAGGTAGCGCCTATGGTGATGGGTCGAGCGGCTATTTGTCATTCACGCCAAGTAGCACAGGGAACACTAAAACATTTGTTATTGAGCAAATAGTTAAAGTAGTCGAACCTTCTTCTGGTTCCCATAAAGACATTTTGTGGGCGGGTCGAAGCGCAAACCCTTATCTACGTTGTGAAACGAATGACAGCACACCGTCATCACTATGGTTCGCTCAGTATAATGGAGGTAGCTATGACTTCCAGATGCGGACAGATCAGTTATTCAGAGATGTTTCAGCCTACTATCATTTAGTATGGGCGTTTGACACAACTCAAGCCACCGCAGCAGACAGGGTGCGCCTATGGGTCAACGGAACTGAGGTCACTTCTTGGCAAACGGCCAACTATCCTTCGCAAAACACGGACCTTTACTGGAACAATAGTTCTTATGCAATGCGCTTGGGTAACGATTTTAATGTGCAGTATTCTTCTCTCTATGTTGCTAGAGCAACAAACTATGACGGACTAACAATCACCGATCCCGAAACGGACGGATTTGGTCAGACGACTACGGACGGCTATTGGGAAATCCTCGACGTATCCGGCGGCTTCACGACGACGAGCAAAACAACAGGCGGGACTAACATTGGTAACATGACCAGTGGAGGTGGTCTTGCTGCTGCGTTTGATGGTACGGTTAATGTTGCCGCTGCTGAGGCTCGGGTGTCCGGTGCTACCGGCACGGTCGGCAAGCAATGGTCATCGGCAAAAACGATAACGCAATATATTGTTAAGTCTCCGTCTGACGATAACTTTGGCGGGTCGTCTCCTATCACGATCAAACTTCAAGGGTCAAACGACGGGTCGGCGTGGACCGATCTGCATACGGACAGCGGTGTCGTGAACACTGGCACGGCGAAAGTTCAAGTTGTAACATCAGGCATTACGACTTCGACCGCCTACACCTATCACCGAATAGAAATTAGCGGTGGCGGCGCCGGCACAACTAACTGCGCTGAGTTAGAGTTTTACGAAGATGTTGCAAACTCCTTCGGCCAGAACGGCTTCATACTTGAAGGCGCCACGAACATCACAGCGGGCACGGACAGTTCCGGCAACGGCAACAACTTCACGCCTTCCGGCACCATCACGGCCACCAACGATAGCCCAACTGATAGTGCGGCTGATGAGACTGGGAACTTTGCTACGCTTAATCCTCTTCATAAAAGGTCAGGTGTTACACTTTCTGATGGAAATCTTCGAGCTGCCTTTAGTGGTGGTGATGTGCAAGCCGTCCTATCAACTATGCCACTGCCCGATAATGACCTGATCTACATCGAAGTCCTATGGAACACCTACGCAGGTGATGCTGGTATTGGATTGCTTGATGGAAACTTAGCGGCGGGTAACTGGTATACAGACACAAACTCACGCCCTAGCGGCTTAAACAATACTGATGGCTTTGCAATTAACGATGCTGCAAATCACTATGTTGATGGTAATGGTTTGGTATCTTTAAGCGCACCTAGCACAGGGCAATATCAACAACTTGCTGTTAACACAACAAATGGCAAAGTCTGGTATGGCATCAATAACACTTGGCTTAACAGCGGTGATCCTGTTGCTGGTACAGGTGAAGTAGGTACGTTTGATGCTGCAAATCTTGCTGCTGGATTGTTCTTCTATATCGGAGGTCGGCTAGGCGCAAACGCCACTGTAAACTTTGGACAGAAAGCCTTTAACTATACACCACCAACAGGCTTCAAAGCAATCGCCACCCAAGAATTTCCAGCGCCAACGATTGCTGACGGTTCAGATTATTTCCAGTCGGTTCTTTATACGGGTACGGGATCAGAGTTAGCTATAACTTCTCTTGATTTTACACCAGACTTTGTTTGGATTAAAAATCGAGACGCTACGGACAACAATATGCTTTACGATAGTGTTCGTGGAGCGACAAAGGATTTACATTCAAACACCACGGATGCCGAAACAACAACAGCGCAAACTTTAAAGAGCTTTGACTCCACTGGGTTTACATTAGGCACAGATGTCCAAGTTAACACAAACACCGAAGATTACGTCGCATGGTGCTGGAAAGCAAGTTCACAAGCCGGTTTTCATATCGGGACAGGAACCGGCAACGGAGGGCAAGTTGGGGTTGCACATGATCTTGGTGTTACTCCTGACCTTGTAATTTGGAAGGCGAGGAGTGGAACCTCTGATTGGTTTGTTTGGTCAAAGACTTTCTCTAACCTTACAGACCATACGCTTTTCTTAAATACTTCAGCAGCAACGGCAACATCAGGTTATGGAAGCCTTTATGGAACTATCAATAGCTCACAAACTTCTATCCTTACCGGTGGAGTCACCAACGGTATAGACTCCGGTGAAACATTTGTTGTTTATTCTTTCGCGGAAGTCGAAGGCTTCTCAAAGTTCGGCAGTTATACGGGCAATGGCTCGACTGATGGTCCGTTTGTGTATTGTGGATTTAGACCAGCATTTTTGATGATAAAAAGGGTCGACAGTACAGGCAGTTGGCATATCTATGATAAAGAAAGATTGGGGTATAACCCAAATAACAATATTCTTTATGCGGACACCAACAACGCCGAAATATCACTTGCTCAAGATGAATTATTATCTAACGGCTTTAAAATGAGAAATACAGGTGCTGCCAGAAACGCCAGCGGTGGCACCTACGTCTTCGTAGCGTTTGCAGAGCACCCATTCCAAGGCGATGACGGTGTAACACAAGCAAGAGCAAGATAATTATTGAAACACTATATAATGAATAACCCAAAATTAGGAGACATTAAAAAATGTGGGCATTAGTAGAATCAGGAAGTGTGACCGCAGTTTACACACGTCCAAAAGCAATTACAATCGGTGGCATTCAGCATCCACGTAGTATTTTTACACGTTGGTCTGCTGCTGAACTTCAAGCAATCGGAATCTATTCATATAGTGAACAAAACGCATCTGTTGATAGTCGTTTCTATAAACAAGGTGGTTCTTCTGTTGTTGTTGACGATGCTGCTGGTACAGTCACAAAGACATATACACATGTTGAAAAAGCACTTGAAGATACTACTGAAAAAGTAGTCACACAAGAAGCAGTTGATGAAGTACCAGCAGTTCTTTATGCAAATGGTGCTATTCAAACTGCATCAATTCCAGCAGTAGAAGAAGAATTCTATCTAAATATCATTTCAACTGGACTAAAGTCACAGAAAAAAGTTCAAGTAAAAGCAACTGCTGCTTCACTTCTTTCACCATCTGACTGGTACGTAGTTCGTGCTGCTGAAGGTGGTGCAGCAATTCCTACTGATGTTGCAACTTATCGTGCTGCTGTTCGTACCGCTTCTGGTACAATGGAAGCTGCAATTGATGCTGCTGCTGATATGGATGCATTCATTGCTCTTCATACAGATATTCCAGCAACTCAATCAACAAACGCTGATGGCGTTTTGATCTATCTTGATGCTGATGATGTTGAAGTTCTAGCAACTGACTTAGTTGACGGTGTTGAATACACAGCTAAAATGGATGCCGCAGTAACAGCAACTCTCAATGACTGGCCAACTATTCCAGACACATTAGCATAGGGGTCTTATAAATGGCACAGATTGCTAACTTAGTATCAAGCGATACATTTGCAACAAGACGCAACAGCATTAACGTTGGTTTCGTCAAAATTGCAAACCTCGAATCAGAAGTTTCCACTTTAGCAAGTGGTTCTTCTAATACATTCACAACAACTGTTGAAGCACAGAATATTATTCCTGCTGCTGATGATACATATAGTCTTGGTACTCCATCTCTCGCATGGAAAGATGTATATGTTGGTCCTGGGTCATTATATGTCAACGGGCAAAAAGTTCTTGAAGACGATTCTGGTACAATCACATTCACTGCTGATTCTGACCAGTCTCTTACAATTAAAACATTAGGTAGTGGTGAAACAACTGTTCAATCAGTTGCTGGTGTTAACTTGACTGCTACAGAAAGTGGTGATATTGCTCTTACCACATCTTCAGGTAATATTGAACTCAAGGGTACAGTTCAACTTCTCAGTGGTAAGCGCATCACTGATAGTGCTGGTACTAAGATTGAGTTCGGTGATGACCTTGACATGAACAGTAATAAAATTACTGAACTTGGTACACCATCTGCTAACGCTGATGCTGCTACGAAGTTATATGTTGATACATCAATTGCTGATCTTGCCAACTCTGCTCCAACTACTCTAAATACACTAAATGAGTTGGCTGCTGCTCTTGGTGATGATGCAAACTTCAGCACAACTGTTACAAATAGTATTGCTTCTAAACTGACTTCTGCTAACGTTGCGGTTACAGTTGGTGCAAGTTCAATTACAACAACTCAAGATGATGTTGCATTGAATGACGAAGCACTTGTGAATCCAGCAGGTTTCCTTACATTTAATCTCGGTGGAAGTACATATAAACTACCTTACTTCTCATAATAATACCCCTGCTCCCCAGTAGATAACTCCAGTTGTTTATAAATAGATATAAATGACTGGAGTTTTTCTATGGCTGTTCCAAACTCACGACAAACATTTAAAGATTACTGCCTTCGTCGGCTTGGTTATCCCGTCATCGACATTAACGTGGACGATGAACAGGTAGATGATCGTGTAGACGAAGCATTGAAATACTATCAGGATTACCACTTTGATGGGACTGAACGTATTTTGCATAAACATATTGTAACTGCTACTGATAAAGCCAATGGCTACATCACGATTCCAGAGTCGATCATAGGAATCAATAATATCTTACCAATCGGTCAAGCGTTACAATCTTCTAATCTGTTCAGCATTCGCTATCAGATTCACTTGAACGACCTCTTTGATATTTCTGCAAGTTCGTATGTTCCATATACAATGGCAATGACACACATACGTATGCTTGAAGAAATCTTTGTTGGTCTCAAACCTATTCGTTATAATCGCCACGTCAACAAACTTCACATTGATATGGATTGGACAGATGATATTCTTACTGGAGAATATGTAATTGTTGATGCATATCAGATCACAGATCCAGATACATATGGTGATGTGTGGGGAGACCGTTGGCTTTCACGATATGCAACTGCATTGATTAAACGTCAATGGGGAAGCAATCTTACTAAATTTGAAGGTGTACAACTCCCTGGTGGTTTGACGTTCAATGGTGCAAAGATTTATGACGATGCTGAAGCAGAGATTCAAAAACTCGAAGAAGAAATGATAGTGAGTTACAGTCTGCCCGTCAATGACATGACAGGTTAAAAATTATGTTAAACCAATACTTCAATAACTTCAATTATGGTCGTGAACAAGACCTCGTTGAAGATTTGACAATCGAATGCCTCAAAATTTACGGATATAATGTCAAGTATATTCCGAGCGTATTCGTGCGTGAAGATCCATTGTTTGGTGAAGATACGCTTCGTAAATTTGATGATGCTGTTGACCTTGAGATGTACATTAAAAATGTTGAAGGGTTTGAAGGTGAAGGCGATTTCTTATCGAAGTTCAATCTTGAAATACGTGACCAGATTACATTGACAGTGGCTCGTAAAAGATTCGACCAAGCAAAATCGGAAAAACTTACTACTGAAGTTGGATACAATATTCTTACAGAAGATGCAGATACAAATGCTCCTTCTCGTCAATATCTTTCAACTGCATATGCTGGTGATTCTATTCAACTTGAAGAAGGTGGGTTAGAGGGATATTCTATCACTACAAATCGACCAACAGAAGGCGACTTGATTTATTTCCCTCTTGTAAAAAAACTTTTTGAAATAAAGTTTGTTGAGCACGAGCAAGTATTCTATCAGACTGGTCGACTTCAGACATATGATATTCGTTGTGAGTTATTCGAATATAGTAGTGAGCAAATTGACACTGGTATATCTGATATAGATAGTATTGAAGATAACTATACCACAGACATACTCGCATATGAGATGTTGCTTGAAGATGATGAAAAACTATTGAATGAAGATGGTGGAACTATCATGCAAGAATATAGGATTGAAGACAATCAACCGACTGCAAACAACTCTTATTTCCAAAGCAACGATCCAATCTTTAGTCCAAGTTCTGTAATTGACTTTAGCGAAAAAAATCCTTTTGGTGAAGTGGATCGCTATTAATGTTTCAACAATATTATCACGGTACAATACGGAAGTATATAATCAGTTTTGGCAATCTTTTTAATGATATTGTTATTGCGAGATTGAACACTGCTGGCGAAAGAGTTCAATCTATCGCAGTTCCATTAGCATATGGTCCTAAAGAAAAATTTTTGG